GCATGTCGGATCAATGTCATCTTTCAATAGTTTACTAATTTTAATCACATTTTCGCGATATTCTTCAGCGTTTTTGCTTTCAATTCCTGGAACCACAACTCGATAACGTAATTTATCCGGCTTACTGCTTGAAGTTTCGTATGCAATAAACGCATATGGTAGTTTAATTTCTTTCAATGATTTTAACTTGGATTCGTCAACGTCAAGCACGATCCCTGTTGCCTTATCAATCTCATCAGTCTTTACACCTGTGCCAACGAACAGGCCGAACATCGCTTGCTGTTCTTTAGGCGTATCGTTCGCCGCTTCTATGTTATCTGACATGTGGCCAAACGTAGTTATGATTTTTTTCGGTTTAGTATCTTTAAGACCAGTCAGCATTGAAATGTTAAATTCATCAAAGCTGTCCTGAACTGGCATATCATTATTTTTTTCTTCTGCAAAATAACCATAGATAACCAAATCATCAACTCGTTTTGTCTTCGGACCATTGGGATATGCCAACTTAACAATATCTTTGCCAAATTCTTTTTTTAACGATCCAGCCTTGACTGCACCCATCTCATTAACGTACTTCTTACATTCTTCGATTCGACTATCAAGTTTGTTCCTCCACTTATTTTTAACATCAAATAATTTAGTCGGCTTTTCATAATTAACATAGTTCAGAATTTCAGCCACGTCTAAATTGTGAAGCTCATTTAATTCGTCAAACGTAAAATCAGGCAATGTATGATCTAAACGAATTAAAATTAATCGCTTTGACACCTGTGGCGAAGCGAAATATTCTTCTTCCGTGTTAGTAGCGATAACCGATGAACCACTATACGTTTTAAAGTCACGTTCGCCTTGCTTGGCCGTCATGCTTGCCATGCGCTGATTCATGAAGTTTTTAATAAAATCAGGTGAGATTGGTTGAGATTCATCATCATCATCAGTGATAACTAAGAATTTGCCATTCACCATGCCGTTCCACACCCCAGCGTCAAAACTGAATGACTTACGCGTTTGAACGTTAGCGTCAATGCGATAATACAACGTATCAAGTGCATTCGTAATGATTGTTTTACCAGTTGACGGTGCGAATCCTAGCATTAAATGTTTTCGCAAACCTGATTTCTGGTTATCAAACGGATATTTCATAATATCCGACCAAACACCTTTGTACGTTTCTGATTCCAAATAATCAATGTATTTTTCTAGTGGTTTGCACGGAACTGTCATAGCTTCCTTGATCGGCGCGTATTCCTTAAATTCTGTAACCTTTTTTGCAATCACCATCAAGACATCGTGCATTAACTCGGCCGATTCATCGGTTGCCTTCTTAGTACGTGGAAACGCAACGTCTTTGATCATGTCCCGTAGTTGGCTTACGTCATATCTTAATTCCCTAATCGTAAATTCAGCAGTCAATGCGCCGTAGACTAGCTTTAATTCGTTCACATTTACGTTCTTAGCGGTTTTAGCTAACGCTGCGAACGTTTTATCGCTGTCGTCTTCCAAGCCTTGTATGGCTCGATATGCACGGTACACGCGAGGTGAAAACTTTTGAGTATCAGTGTTATCTTCGATTGCATATTCTCTAAGCGTCTGCATGATTACTCCCCTTTGCAAATTCTACGGCTTTCCAGTAATCGTCATTTTTAATTGATTGCTTTTTGATTTTGTCTGCCAATCGATTTTTGATTACGCCACGATTATCAGGATTCATTACTACGGTATAGCCATCAAATCCTGTCTCTGTGCGGCTGACTAACTTAGCGTAACCGGCAACAGAATTGAAAGCCTTGGAATTCATGGCCGGTTGTTCTTTACCATCTTCGGTAACCATACTCCAAAGTGTAAACAACACGTCGCCATCGAAATGAATTGCCCACCGTGCAAACTTAGCCATCAATTTCTGAACCACACCATATGCTGCACGGCCATCGGTGTTGCTGCCAATCTTACCATCGGTGATCGCATCAACTAATGACGTTTCAACAGCCGAAATATTATCGAACACTACTAAATCACAGCCTTTTGCTAGATCATCAATTTCACTGATCAATTTATCAGGATTACCATAATCAGAAATTTCTGGTTCGACAACTGTCATTTCATCTTCGTGGCCCTCCAACGTGCTATACGATCCATCGAAACTGATAACGAGTTTCTTACCTTGGTGACCTAGTGTCAAATGCGTTTTGCCGCTACCAACTTGCCCCAATGCGACAAATATATTTGCTCCATTATTAAAATTGACAATTTTTTTCATTTTTTTATCTCCCTTTCTTTAACATGTGATTATTATAACCCTAACCAATGACTAAAGTCAACCAGTTTTATATCATTTTCTTACACATTTTCTAACATGATGATCCTAATATAGGCATACCCCATAAACGCCGGTATAACAACATATAGTATATAAAAGATATTATTTATTTATTCTCTTTATAGTGTTTGTTAGAAAGTTAGAGAATTATCAATGTTTTTTTATAAATTAATTTTATATATACAGCAAAAAACTCTAACTTTCTTACAGTCCTTGGGAGAGTAGGGCTACAAGTGTTAGAGTTTTTTTAGTTTTTATAACTTATAACAAACTTTGGAGGAAATTTGTTATGTCTGTACCAATAATATACTACAATTACAGGTGAGTTTCAAGCATATCAGGCACAACAATATCAACTGGCTGGCTGTGCATTTTATTGATTGACCACTCTGATAAGTCGTTTTTGAATACTGGTTCAACCTCTCCAGATTCAATACGTTCAATCCGGCTGACTTCAGCTTGTAGTGCTTCGATCATGTCTTGGCTATACTTTACGTTTGCCACATCATACACGCGATAGTTCAAGCTCCCCTTGTCGATGGCTACAATATAATAGTGTTCGCGATCGGCCAGGTTTAAATAGATCAGCGCTTGAGTTAAATAGTGTGTACTGTAAATCCAGTCGTCGTATCCGTTGGGCCCCCATACTTTGTCGAAGTCCCTAACGGTGACGAACTTGTAGTCGAGAAGCGCGTCATCACTGATTAAATCAAAGCGTCCTTCAAATACCCCGTTATCTGCTTTCTGTTCGGTTTTAAAGTCTCCGTGGATAATCGAGCTGCGTATGTGTTTGGCAAGCGCTATCGAGCTGTTAAGTGTCTTAAACGCGACTTTAACGCCTGCTTCTTCAATTCCTCGACGATAAACTGATTTTTTCTCGTCTTCGGTCAGTTCAGGTTCTTCTCCAGCTAACTCGGCATGAGCAATCTTGCCATAGACCAAAGCATCATTTGGTTTTGTGTCGTAAGCCGTGGGATCATGTAAGACGTAGTGTGCATAGGCTCGTGCTTCGTTTTCTAAATATCTCGAAATTCTCGTAAAACTGTATGCTGTCATATTAATATCCTTTCTTAGACCAGATCAGGTTGTCAGCCCGATCATCTGTTATGTTGCCGTTAATGTGTTCAACGAATCGGTAATTATGTGGATTAGGCACGAACATTCTCGCAATCAAAGTGGATAGCTGGTATGGATTACCTTTTATGCTAACCATCGACCGCCCATCTTTCAGAACCGTTTTCGTTAGCACTCGTTGTTTAACTACACGTTTGACGCCCCGTACATCAGTTACTTCTCGTTTAAGGCTAATCGCTTGGCCTTTAGACGTCACCGCATAACCCTCGACCCATGGCAATTTTTTAATCTCACCAACCGGGGTTACGAACATCTGGATCTTGTCTAGCAACATATTGTCACTAATTTTTCCGCGTTTTTTCAATAATTTAACAATATTATCCATTGCGTTTACCCTTCTTAAAAGCATAAAACACAAGACCACCCAATACGAACCCGATTAACAAACTTGGAATATCAACAACTAACATGTAAATCACCCTTTCTTTGTCTATGCTTATTATACTACTACTAATCTTGTTAAACTACAATAGTTTTTTAAAATAAAAAAACACCGCCAAGTTAATGGCGATGTGAAGGTTAGCGAGGTATGAAAGGTAGATCCCTCGGTGTCGTTAATTATACTGCTTAGACAATCATAATGCAACTTCGATTGATTAGTTAGAACGGATTTCTAGTTCCAATCTTAATCTGCAAGCGGTCTAACGGTTCTCCTAAAATGCCAGCATACGTTTCCTTGTATTGTGGCAAACTCTTACCATCATCACACACAACACCGAGCCAACCCGCCCGTCGTGTCGTCTGGCTGCGGTAATATGCTTGCTTGTATGGTTCACCAGCAGGAGTTAGGAAGATGATTTTAACGCCGTCAATTGCGTCTCCAGCAATGCCAGCACAACCATTGACCAAATCATTGCGGTTGCCTTTTGTTACCCAAGGCAGCCAGCCATGCTTAACTGTGTGAACACGATACTGGACTTTTCCGTGATTGACACGAATGTATAGAAAGTCGTTCTTGTGATTAGGGTTGCCAGCAAAGCCGTTACTGTTCGAGTTGTTGAAATTGGTGACAGCGCCAAGCCATCCAGCACCTTGCTGGTGCAACTCATAGGTGACATTGACTTTAGCAGCAACCTTAGCGCGTGCTGTGTGATTGACAGCAGCAGGAGCAGTTGCCACGGGTTTACCACTGATTGCCGCATACTTGGCCCACGCCAGCTTATCGCCATAAAACACGTCAAAATCTAGGTTGGCGTTCCAGCCGGATAGACGGCCAGACGAGGTGTATTGAAACATCGCCACTGACTTCCAGTGCTTAACAGTTCCATAGATCGAGCGTGGTTTAAAGCCTGAAACCGTGTTGTAGTTATTATACTGTGCCACCCAGAGACCATAGTTTTTGGCTACAGCGCTCCAGTTATAGGCGTTTTCTACACCTAAACCCATATAAATCAGCGGCCGTACACCAGTCTTGCTATACACATAATCAAGCCAATTCTTCGCCCATGATACGCTTGGACGTGACGGTTCATAGTCCAAAACTAGCACAGCTTTGCCAATGTAATGATTTACCCTACTGATAAAATAATCAGCCTCTTTTTTGTAATTTCCATTACTTGCAAAGTGGTAGAATCCCAGCAATGCTGGTGCGGTTTTAACCTGGGCTTTGAGTGCGGGGTTAGTATATCCCGTGCCTTCGGTTGCTTTGATAATCCTAAAATCACCGGCCACCTTACCAATGCCAGCCTGATAGTTGGCTACGTCAATCCCGTTTAATGTCATTTTACTTGCCCTCCTTCTTAGGTGTGGTATAAGTCAGTGCCTGGGCACTGTCAGTAACGCCGGCAGTAGTCGGATCAGTGACCACACCAAGAATTGACAGCACCGCGAATACCGCGTTGACGATGCCAGTCAGTTGCGT